TTCCGTTGTCCCGTGGGTGTGCGCTCCCGCAGAGGATGCCGTAAGAGTCGACCCGCTATGCGTATGAGCAGCGAGTTCTGCCGTGATAAGAGCGTGCGTTTCCGTGCCGCCCGTTTCACCCAAACCCTGCCCGTTGCCGCTCATCGTGGTAGCAGTTAGGCGACTCGCCGCCGTCGTTCCCATCGTGTCAGATCCAGCAGCAACCCGGCCGCGGAAGTCTGGAAGATTGAACGTGGTGGAACCATCACCGACGCCGTAAGTCGTGCTTAGAAGCGTGAACAGGTCCGCATAGGTCGTGCGAGAAACGGCCTGGCCATTGGCCAGAAGCCAGCCAGACGGCGCCGACGACCCGGAATAGTCCAGATAGGCGCCTACCGGGAACGGCGACGGGTCCGCCTGGATCGAGTGGACGACCCACTCGTCCTCACCGGAATCGTAACTGATGGTGTACCGGCCACCCTGTGCAAGAACACCGGCGCCGATCGCGTCGCCCGATGTCGTTGCCAGGGGCTTGGCGGTGAGCCCGTCAACTGCGATCGTGGCACCCGCGTTGTTCGCTGCGTGGGCGGTCAATGCGACCGAAAACTTGTTCGTCAACACCGTGAGTGATTGCGTCGTCGTCAGGGTGTAGGCGGATGCCGTGCCGCCTGTCGTGCCCGCATTGGCGACATCATCACGGTATTTGGCGACGGCCGCCATCATCGCACGCGCGGAGTCATTTACAGAGCCCGGCGACTGTCCTTCCGCCCAATTGATTGTGGAATCCGAAGTTGCGTTCGATGCCGCGGTTGTGGACCATTTCCAAAGTGTGGCGGCCGCCGGCGCTGTCACCAAGACAAGCGCCATCGCGACCAGTGCCCCGAAAGGCATCCGGAAGTTCTTCATTTCAATCTCCGATTTTCCATGAAAAAAGCGGCCCTGGAGCCGCTTGGTTTCGTTACGCGTGTTTTGAAGTCGTGTTACTCGCCGCTTACTCGAACAAGTGTTTCGTTGGCGGGGCGTCTTTCAGCGCGTCGACGATCGCATCAACCAAGACTCGATTTCCTTTAGGGTTTGGGTGCGAGTCTTCTTCGGACACCACAAGCGAAAGCGGGTCGGGCTTCTGATCCGGTAGGTAGTGGTCATAAAGGTAGCCAACCTTTCCACCAGTCATGTGCTCCAGACTGGTCAGAAGCGAATTTCCTTTCGCTTCCGCAATGCCCTGCACCTCGAAATTAGGCCGCCCCAACGGTGATGTTCTCATCTCAAGAAGTGTTGGCACATAAAACAACTCCCAAGCCGTTCTAGTTCCAAGCAGGTTCAACATCGCCGACATAAATCCTTCGTCGTCAACAAACCGGTGAATGGACGAGCGGGCGATTTGTGACTGCGGAGAAGTACGATGTTGGTACACTCCCGACCGCAGACGGCGAAAAAGTGGCTCTGATAATGGATCACAATCTACCAACTGAGATCGGATTTGCGATTGCCCCCGATCACGCAACGGAACTCGGCCAACAATTAATAGATGAGGCGGCCAAGGCAAAAGTTGCTCCTCCTCGTTCTCACTGACGTTCATGCCGCACCCCTTGGCGTTTGCCTGCTGGGTGGCTATATTCCGCCGATGGACGATTTTTTCAAACTCGTGGCCTGGGCAACTGCGACTTTTGCACTGGGGTTGGCCCAAGCTTCAGCCAACCCGATAGCGATCACTTGCGAGTACCCAAAAAGTGCGAGTGCCACGCTTACCGCCAAGACGGAGAAATCCAGCCCTACGATTGCGATGGAATTGCACCAGGATTCTGAATTCAAGCTCTCATTCGTCGTAGAGCCTGGCGAAAGCACCGCCTTCCTCCACGCAAACCAGGGTGCCGCAAAAGTTCATGTGGTGTGGGGCGCCGACAAGATCACTTTCATAGAGGTCACTGGCAATTCGACCGTTCAAGTAACAACGCTCTTTGGCAAAACACTGGGCTCCAACCCTTCCGTTCATTCTCGCGCAACCGGCATAGGTTCAGTTGGTGTCCCGTCCCAGTATTATGGTCATTGTCTCGTCAAATAGTCCCCGCTTGGAAATTTCTCCCTTCGTGGTTATGTGTTGCTTATGACCGAAATCATCCGTGAAGCTGCCCCTATCCTCCTGGCGAACATTCTGGCGATCCTCTTCGCGTGGAGTCTGATTGCAAAGCACATGGCCGAACGCGACGGATGGAAGGACGCCGGGGTGAAGTACGTAGCGAACTTCTGCTTCTTTGCCCCATTGGTAATGCTCCTCGGATCCGCCTGGATGTTCATCGATCCGGCATAATTATCGTGTCGCCCTTTTTGGTATATCGCTAGGCCTGATCGTAATTTCCAACGGGCCGGTTGCCGATCGACTTGGCGCCATTCCGAACTGCTTTTCAGAGCCGCCAGCCAGCCCACCGCCGACCAAACCGCCACCAGTCGTCCGAGCGGGCAGCGTCGGCTTTGTTATCGCCGTTCGGGCCTGAGACGCGTGGCGGGTGTTTCTGAATATGGGCAGAGCCAAGCGGGTTGCTATGCCAGCATCCACCCCGCCGGCCGAATACCCCAGGAGGGCGCTGATATTGTCGCCGACACTTGCCAGCAGCCGTGATGCAGCAAACCCGGATTTTGAAGGATTTGTGGCCTCCGGCTTTGGAATGGTCTGCCTCAATGCACTCACATACCTGAGCATTTGCGTTCGCTCTTTTGGAGCAAAGAGTTCGTTCGCAAGTGGCTTGCCCTTCCTCAGCACAAAATCATTGACCCGGTTTGCGACCTCCGCGGCTCCAGGAGCGTTCCCACCGCGCGGGGCTTGAGTGATCCGGAGCCATGCAGCCTGGCGCAGTGAGTTGATTTGATCACTGTCAGGCCCGAACAGTTCCTTCACGCGTTTGACCACTCGGACTGGACGGCCGGACGCTCCAAAATTCGCGGACCCGATCATCCAGTTCACTGCTTCGACTGCATCAACGTCTTGTGTCGCGAACTTTTCGATAACACGGCCGGCGTCATCTTTGGCTTTCGGTCGGACGATCCCGAGATACTGAGTCCATATGCCCCGTGCGTCTTTCAGGTCAGCCAGAACTCTCGGGTCACCTGAGAACAGGGCATTGTCGACCGTGTCGTCAAGCCACGTATCGAATCCTTTCTTGATTTCCTTCATCGCCATGGCATCGGTGGTACCCGGCGCCGCTTTGAGGCGGTTCAATCCTTGGCGTAACCGCTCCATCCCGTGGATGCTGACACCAACCGCATCGCCGTCAGCCTTTGCGGCAAAATCGGAGATCAGCTTTTGAGCTCGTGTCGCAACGGGTGCGATCGACGGGTCCAGAATGTCGTCAGTGACCCCGAGAGCCCCTTTAACCTGATTGGGCAAATCTCGCACTGCAGACGCGGCGATCGTTGCGTCACGCCTTCCCACAGCGTTGTAAGCCTGGTTCCCGTCATCCTTGAGCGTTGCAGCGAGATCAGAGACCGAGTCCCGGACGATACGACCAGCATCGTCGACCGCCTCGATGAGTTTATCGCCTCCACCAAATTCATCCCCGAGATCTTCGCCGGCGTGTGTGATGGCCTGTCGCTGGCGTTCAGCGAAATCACGAATGATCTTCCCCGCCTTTTCGCCTTTCGCTTCGTTAAGTGCGGCCTGTTCGAACGCCTGCTGTTTGACATCACCGGTCGCCTGCCCCCGCGTCAGCGGGATTCCAAATTCGTCTGCTTTGGCGACCGCTTCAGAACCAGGGCCCGGCACCTTTTTCGAGAAGATCTTGGCGACCTGGTTGCCGGCAGCTTCAACAATCGGCCCAGTTAGCCCGCCGACTGCAAATCCCGTCTGGGCACGATCCCATCGGTCTTGGAGACCGTCACCGGACCCCGCACCGAAAGCTGCCCCAGCAAGAGCGCCATCCCCTGCGGCAGCGCCGATGCGCGTCCCGATCTTACTACCTGCGAACCTTGCCGAAGCTGAAAGCCCCGACTTGATGAGCCCAGCCGCATTGGTAACGCCGCCTGCCAGTTCACCGCCAAGGAACAACCACGGATACTTCCGCCGCGCCGCTTCCATTTCGGCAGAGACGTTCTCATGGGTTTCGTCGAAATCGGACAGTAGACCGAACCCAGATTGCAATGCCGCCTGTATTTCATCCGATGTCCCGAATGTCAGGCCCTGGGCTATGCCCGTCGCACCCGCATCGAGCAGGTTCGAGTTGAACCGCGGATCGCCGCTTTGCGCACGGCCTTCGGTCTCCTCCTGCAATTCAGGACTGGTCGGCGCCGCCTGGTCGACAGCCGCGAATCCACGCGCTACACGCCCATTGGCGGCTTGGGTTTCCAGCATCGCCTGGAGTTCGCTGGTCGGCACCTGGGTGATGTCGGTTGGCGGGGCGGCATCAACGGCATCCATCTTTGCCAGCATCGCCTTCAGTTGGTCAGTAGGAACTTTCGTGATGTCCATTATTCCCCACCCCTGCGCTGGAGTTCCTTCATGATGTCATCATTACCGAATGGTGCCGCTGAAGCCTGCTGGCCATCACCTTGAGCGAAATACTCCTGATCGAAACGCGGCCCAAATCTTGGGTCGCCGACGCTGATACCTTCTCGCAGCAACTTGCGTTTGATGGCACGGCTTCGCTTCACCTTCTTTTCCAGCAGCTCCAGAGATGCCTTGAATTCAGCGGGGCCAAGATCAGCGTTCAGTGTTGCCTTTTTCAGGTCCTCAAGCTCTTGGACCGCCGCCGCTGCCCCGGTGATTTCCTTGCGGTAGGCATTGAAGCTCTGGGCGACCTGCTCAAGATAGGCGCGGCGTTCAGCAAGGAACTTCTCATCACCGCCAACCTTGTCAGCCAGATACCGGGTTGCGTCTTCAACGATCGGGATGCCTTGGGTATTGTCAGCGACACGCGCGGCCCCGGCTTTAGCAGCGCCCGCATAAGTGAAATACTCGGTCTTGAAGCCCTCTTTCAAATCCTTGACGAGTGCCAGCGTTTCCTCCGCTGAAACCAAACTCTTTTGCAGATCGCTCGTTGTCTTCGTGGTTGGCTGTTGCGCATCTGACAGCGATCCACCTTGAACGAGTTCCATCGTTCCGTCCGGGTTCGTTTTGATGGATAGGCCCTTGCCCCTACTTGCCTGCTTGTATTCCAGGATCGAGCCAGGGAATCCTTTCGAAACCGCAAAAAGGTATTCTTGCACAGGCGCAGGCAGTTTTTCCGGCTTCATCCCGGCTTTGACCATATCCCCGGCGATGCCAGCGTTGATCATGGTGTCTGCCTGCCCTTCATCAACACCCTGATTGATCAAGAGCGTCCGCATGGCCCCATTGGCCTTCGCCTTTTCCGCTTCCGTTTTGGCCTTGGCCGCGTTCTCCGCCTGGAAATCCATGATGAGCGCCAGACCCTTTTCGGGTTCTAATCTTGCAGCGATCGTCTTTTGCCGGTTCGTCAACCCGTCGCGTATGTCGCCTGTCGGAGCCTGGGCGACCTGGACGGGTTGTGCACCTTGTTTGCCGGCAGTCCAGTTCTTGAAATCGCCGACGTTCATGCCTTGCAGAAACGGATTTGCCGTGATTGCATCGGCGCCGACAAAGGACGAGATCAGCGCATCGTCCGGCGCTGCCAAGACCTTGGCCGCTGTCGGCCCGCCGAGGAAGTGCGCACCATGCAGGTTCGCAGCTGTCGCCGGGATGCCCGCATTCTTGAGTGTCGTGGCGTTCTCCGCCGTCAGAGCAGCCAACGCCTTTTCCTGTTGCGCTGGGTCTGTACGGCCGTCATCAGTCAAACCGAGCTGAGGATGGTTCTTTTGCAACCCTGCCCATGTGCCGTCGGTGAACTGGAACCGACCCGTTGCACTGGAATTTGGGTTTTTCGCGGTGTCGTCCCCACCGCTTTCGGCTGCACGAAGGTTTGCAGCGAAATCGGTGCCCGGCGCAGCAGATGGCTTACCAAGAAGGAATTGCTGCCATTCGGATTTGCGCTTACGGTCGTCCAGCGCTTTCGCTGTACCCGGTGATGTGACCTGCAGGAGTGCTTCCTGAGGCTTCATGCCGCTTTGGACCAGGGCCGCGTAATTGGCTCGCAACGGTGCCAAAGAGGCCTCCCTGTCCGTCTCACGCTGCTTTGTCTGCGATGCCAGCGCCAAACCCTTGCCGATCCCGTCACCAATGCCATCGCCGCTCGCGATGCCGGCACCGAGAGCCATAAGCGTCGGACTGGAAATGCCGAATAGCCCGCTTTTCTGCGGAGCCAGCAGGCCGGCGACGGGTGCCGTAGCGGGCTGTTGTCGGTTAAACAAACCGTCGAGAAGAGCCATGTTCAGATTCCTTACGTTGCCCCACCACCACCGATTCCGCCGGCGGCTGTGCCTAGGCCACTGGCCATCAACATTGGGTTGCCGGTCATCAGGCCGCCAATACCAATGGCCGCGCCCAGAGCGGTCTGCAGCGCGTTGCCCGTCTTGTACTGCGTGTTGGTGCCAAGCACGTTGCCTGTGCTGAACCCGCTGGAGTCGCCGCTGGTGGAACCGGAACTGTCACGGGTTTCGTCGACGGTACGGGTGCCAAATTGCGATGCGATCGGCAAAACGATGTTGCTGAGCATGCCGAGGTTCTGCAGTGGAATACCACGCTCGATCGCCGCGGCCTCGAGATCGGCTCGGAATGGCGACTGTTCCAGTTGGGTGAGCCCCGGGATCATTGAAGCACCGGCGGCCTGCGAGGCTTCCACACCCTGCGCAGTCGAATTGAGCAAGCCCATTGCCTGGAGTTGACGGGCGATTTCAGTCTGATGTTGCTGCAGATTGGCGCGCGCAGAGACATCAGAGGTGCCCTCAGCGACCGCTCGCGCCTCGGCTGGTGAGAACGACCGACCGCCGGCAGAGAACCGGGACGTCACGGCATTCAAGGCATCATTCTGCCCGCGTTGTATGGCTTCCTGCAAAATCGTGTTGTTGCCCGGATCCAAGAAGTCGCCGCGGGCAATTGGGTTCAGCGCATCAGTTACTGTAGACGCGGCCTGGCCGACGGCGCCCTGGCCTTGCAGAAACTTGGTGAGCAGTCCGCCGACTTCGGGGACGAAACCCGCTGCAACGTCTCCGGTCCCGGCCAACCCCTCCACACCGGCACTTTCAAGCCCGGTCAAGCCCGAGTTGTTCAAGAGCCCTCCGGCCTGGCCCAGTATGGCCTGAAGCAAAGGTTCAGAGGCAGCAAACGGATTGCTGGTCGCCGTCGTGGAGCCGGTGAAGGCCTGCGACTGATCGGACGACTGGCTGGCCTGCTGCTCCTGCTCGCTCAACTGTTCGGTCGTTGTCTTGTTCTTCGATTTCATGTCTGAAGCCTTTTGTTCAGAACGTATGCTGTGATTTCGTAACCGGGCAGGATCCGCGCCCAACCCTTCCGGCCAATGATCTCCACGGACACGCAGCCTTCTTTGCGGGCCCAATCTTCCACCGTCCCGATGAGGTCAATCCAGTTCGCTCGATCAGTGCCGGCGAAGGCGACAAGGTTCGCCACCCTGCCCTGTGCCGTTTCGGCCAACTCAGTCACAAGCACGCCCTCGAGTTTGCCGGACCAGACCACCCACAATTGGCGCGAACGATCAATGATGCTCTTTTTGAGCGCCTCCGTCGGCACGTCACAACCGCGTTTTGCAACACGTTCCAGCATGGGCAAGACCGTCGGCCAGGCTTCCTCGGCCCGGTCTGCCGGAATCTGCAGCAATTCAGCCATTCATCGACCAGGTGAAGATGCAATCGCTGTTGCTCGTGGTCGCGTGGTTGACGGTGAACAACTTATTTGCGGCAACGATATAGAGCCCCGTCATCAAGGCCGCCGCATTCGCAGTCTTCGGCGTTACATTGATCTGGCTGCCAGCAGCACAGGTTTCCGCCGTGACGACCAGATTTGTGGCCGCGCCGTTCCCGGTCAGGGTGAACGACCCGTGCGCGTTGCTGCGCCCTTGTTGCAGGTCTCGAATGGCATCGTTGATCCGCTGTTGGTTTGTCTCGCCGCCACGGAGTGCGTTTGTCGTCATCGTGCCCCCGTTGGAACAATGTCCGGCTCGACCCCAATCGAGAATGTCCAATCTTCCCCGGCCGGGATCCGGTTTCGGAAGCGGAATAGACGAGTCTCGACTCGGTGCGGGATCTCGCCAATAGGTTCGAGCGCCGATTCCGCGCTCCACACCCTGGGGTCCTGGATCCGCTCTCGGCTGCCGACCGCGCCGACTACATTCGATGCGTCTGTCAGTGGCCTGTGTGCTCGAATGAACGAATGCCGGTACTCACCTGATCTTTCGGGCGTTTCCAGAGTTGCTTCCAGCTCATCACCGGAGAAAAACCCGATGGAATTGGTTGACCCTGCGATCGACACTTTCCGAGCAAACGCGATCTGGAATTCATCCAGCGAGACCGGGACATCGGTGTCCAGATTGGGGAATGGCGTGTCCAACCCTTCGAGCGTCTGGCCAGGCTGAGCCAATGACGTGATGTACTGCCCGCTGATACCGTCGATCAGTGTGGCGCGCTTCAGCACCCAATCGTAAAGGATGATGCGGTCAAATGCGTCTGAGGCCCCATTCACTGACTTATAGGCCCACATGACACGGGTCTCGTTCGGATCGTTGGCCCCAATCATCAGTTGTGGCGCCGAGTCGTCCCAGTCCGCAAAAAACGTCCGATCAAACCGTTCTTTTCCGATCGGTTGAGGGTCGCCGCCCGATGCCTGCATTTCGTAAAAGCCGGACAGACCAAGGAAAAACACTCGGCCTCGGGACCGGATCAGCGACAACGGCGCTCCAAGGCCGTGGTCCTCCGAAATCCTGTCAAATGCAAAGACGATCGGTGATCCGGGAGACAGCACCATGCGCCGGATTGCGTTATCCTGGAACACGAGCCCGCCGAAGTCGTCACCGACCGAACCGCGCACAATACCGCCGTCAGGAAAGTCTTGTTGCCCAGCCTGATTGGTCCCACTCGTCCAGCCGGTGATATCGCCATTGGCGGACCACTGGACCCTAAACGGGTTACTGGCCAGCCCGGACAGGACCAGATAGACATTCACGACAGCAACGTATTTGGCCTGGGGTGGCGACCCGCCCAAATCGGCAAAATTGGACGATGACCCAAGGGCGAAGACCTGAACCGGATTCGCCGAATTCGTCGCCACAAGATTGGTCCCGAACTGGGCGAACTGCCATTGATCGGTCGACGGCACCGCGTAGTCAAATGCCCCGCTCGACTTCGACACGTTGTCCCATGTGAAGTCGGAGTTATCGAGTTTGTAGAGCTTGGTGGCAGTCCCGGCGAAAATCACCACAGAGCCGTCATCGTCGAGCGCCACGGCATAACCCCGGCATGCTGCCGGCAGAGTGTTTGTCAGCGCAGCGAAATCTTTGAACGGCCCATACCCATCTGCGCGCGGGACCACGTTTTTGATCAACTGGCTATGGTTGCCCTGATAATCGGATACATCGGGTCTCCACTCCGACCATGGGATTACTGGCATCAGCGATAGGGCCTGATCTTGCCGTTAGACACCTGTCGGTTCGTCCGGCGTTTCAGTTGGTCGAACGCTTCAATTTCAGCGCCTCGCATCGTGTTGGCCATGTCCTTGTCGCGAAGAACATGTGATGCCAGTTCCAGTTTTGCCCGGGACCGGATCATGCGTTCGCAATAGGTCATCCATGGGTTGCTCGCCTCATCATCGGATGCCGGGGCCGCCTTCACGATCTGCCCGTTTACCCGAACCGTCCAGACCTGGTTGGGCGTCGGATAGAGCCGTATTTGCTGCTCGTAATAGGTGTAGTCGTAGGGCTGGCCGATGGACGAAGTGTTGCCAGCGTCATAGTCAATGACTTCCGGCCGCCGATACTCCAGGTCCCACTGATTGCCGGCGCTGATCAGAATCGTCATCCAGTCGATGTTGAGCAAATCGGGGATATTGGAATTGTCGTCTGCTCCATAGAAGTCCTGGCTGGCCACCGTCGGAAAGGTGACCGTCCGGGTTTCGTTGAAGAAGAACCGTTCCGTCTGGTAGGCCTCGATCGCCGTGTTGATCGCCGACGCAATTTGGTTTTCAAGGTCGGAGCGGGCGAGATCATCTGCGATTCTCGCCTTCATGATTGCCAGGGTGGTCATAGCTCCGCTCCAGTTAAAGCTCAGCGTTCACGGGGCTGTGGTGGAGACATCGCCTTCCCAGCCGATCGGCATGCGGAAACCGGCTGCGTTGTCGTGCCCACCGCCACCGTAATCCGCCGCAATTGCGCTCACATCGAGACCGTTTGCAGAAGAACGGAGCGAGAAAACGCGGCCTTCGGGCGTATCCCAATAACAAGCAGCAAAAGGCTCGCCTTGGGCCATCCGGTGGCCGGCATCGCTCGTCAGCGTGTAAGGGAGATTCGCAACCGGTACGTCATGGCCGCCGATGTTCACCCGCCGTTGCAAAACACCGACCAATTCGGCCACATCCTTGTGATGCTTTTTCTCGATCGCATTACCAAGATTGCCGACGTGCCTTACGCCCTTGTCACCGGACAGCAGTGCGTGGAGATTGTCCCAATTGTCGAAACCGTATTCGTGGGCGAAGATGTAGGCGTTCACTTCGCGCGACATCGGTTTTTCGAACCGCCACAGATCCCGATCGCCAACATAATTGACAAGATCAGGACGCGGATCTCCTGGGTGGAAGTAATCCCACGCGATCTGCGCACCTGATCGGTCCATGTCAAACAATGCATGAAGGGCACCAATAACCGCATACTTGTCGTCGCGCCAACGGTCGAACGCCACAGGCTGATCCAGCCCGATCAGATCGTTCCGAGCCGACTTGTGGTGGTCCAGAATAACGATGCTCGCGGCCGATTGTGCCATCTCCGCTAGGACATGGCGTTTGTACGAGAAATCCACAATCAGGACGTGGCGACCAGCAACATCGGGCGGCCGGTTTTGGTGAACACCGGCATGGAATTCAACCTTGTCACCGAAGACATTTCGGACAACCCATGCGGCCGTGAAACCGTCGGCGCAATTACCGTGATAGATGCAAAGAATGGACATTGTTGCTCCTGGAGTTTGCAGTGGAACCGGTGCCCCACGACTGCTTGAAGTCGTTTGAGAAGCCCGAGCGATCAGGCACCTTCCCAATTCGTTCCGGAAACAGCCGATACGCTCACACCGCCATCACCGTAAACCTGGGCGCAGACATATTGATCAGCCGGGTTCGCGGACGCCACGGCAAGCATGGTTGCAATGCCTGTGGCGGCGGTTTGGACAAGGAAGGCCTTTTTGGCCGTATGCTCGGCCACCTCCACACCGGAAACGATTGTGACGTCCCCGGAATAGGTATCTGCTGTGAGGCCGGCACAGGTGGCCGCCTCGCTGATCCAAACCAGGATTGTGGCCGTGGATGCGATCGTACTGCCGGCGGCGTCCTGAACCGTAAGGGTGATGTCCATGCCGTCGGTCGTCACCGAAGCGGCCAGGCCGACATTGACCGCAGCCGACATATTGTCCGTCAGATTGAGTTCCGCGGCCGAGGAAGTGAGCAACGTTCCGCCCAACTTCAACTGCAACACGCTCATGATGCTGTTTTGCCAACGGCTTTCGGTACCTGACTGAGCGAACAAAAATCCGGCACCGGCCAGCAGGAACAGCGCCGCAAGGGCGCACTTGATGAATTTCATGGAATTTCTCCTTGGAATGGAAGCAGTTCGAGAGGAGAGCCGGAGCCCTCCCCTCAATTCGCTTAGGCGTCGATTTCAGACGCATCAAAGGCGTACTCGACGACCACATAGGCCAGGCCGGTCGATGCATCCGAGTTGGCGCCGTCGTATTGACAGACGATCTCGGTATCCGCCGTGAACACTTTGTTTCCTGCCGCATTGAACGTTGTGGCATCAAACTTGGTGCCGACCGCCGAAACATCGAGATTGGCGCAGAACTCATCCGGATCGGCGCCATAGCCGATGTCGATGAGGTCCGACCCGGTATCATTGAACAGGGTCTTGACTTCGGCCCTTGCGTTCAGAATGACCGAACCTGCGGGTACCCAGCCCATGGAGATCTGGGTGGCGTCGTCGCCGAACACCACCTTGTTGGCGAAGTATGCAGTTTGACGGGTGACAAACTGTTGGGTTTGCCGGCCCTGAGTGTTGGAAGGCATTTTGGTATCCTCCTTATGCCGCAGCGGCCGCGTAAGTGCTCACCACCACAGTTCCGAAGTCCTCGGAATTGTAGACGCACTTTTTGAGACCGAAGATGGACCAGGCCGAAATCTCAAGCTTGCGCTTGTGATCCAGCAGCTCTTCATTCCACCGCAATTTGTCGGTGCCATTCTTTTGGCCATAGCCGACAACTGCAGCCTGAGCGCCCAGCAAAACCGCTCGCCGGACCAGGGGTACGGCCGCGTTGGAGCTGGAGTTGACGCCCTGGGTCACATCGAAGGCTTTGCGCAGGATGACGTCGTTGTATTCGCCCAACGCCGATTTGAAGATCGGGTTATTCTCAACCTTCCCCCCGGCCATCGCAGCCTTCTGGATGTCCTGCCACTGACCGGTCGACGTGTTGGTTCGCAACGACGTGACCTGCCGGTTGTGCAGATACATGACGAACTTCTTTTCGCCGTTGATCATGACCGGGACCAGCGGAACATCGGCGGTTTCTGCCAGTTCCTTGGCTTTATCGATCAGATCGAGAGTGAAAGTGTCGGAGGCCGTCAATGCCTCGTCAGTCGCCTGCCCGCCGGCCCGGATGATCCGGTTCGTGGATGGCGCAACTGCAGCCTGCATGCCCGTAAACTTCACGTTGGACACCGCTGTATTGCCGCAGACCTGGTTGAAGAACGTGACCGAATGCCGATTGGCCCACCATTGAGCCATCAAGCCCATTCCCTTGTCGCGAAGGCCGAAAGGAACGCGCTGTTGGTCGATGGTGTTTTCCGATGGAAGTCCCAGCACATGGCCAAGTTCGTCGACGCGGAGATCATCGGTAAAGTTTGTGATGGCTTCGCCGCGGCCTTCGACAGATTCATTTGCCGTGAAGCCGTCGCCGGTCGGTGTGGTGAAAAGTGAACAGCGGACGAGATCGCCCGGCCCCTTTTCCAGCTCGTCTTTGTGGTGAATGATCGAATTCTCGGACTTCCCGACCAGCGGTGCGATTGCAGTGGATTTCAGCGCCTGAAGGTAAGTCTTTTTCGACCACAACTTGACGGCCATAGCGTCATTAACGCCGTAGCTCGAATAGGACATTTGTGGTTCCTAAGATTTGTGAAGATTTTGGGTTTGGCGCGCTGATTGACGTCCAGGGCAGACGGAACGCCTGTAGGTCGGGCGTGGACCTGAGCGGATACGGTGCTCTGCCGGAGTCGAGCTGATAACGGTGGCTCAACCGTAACGGGCTTGCGCCCCCGTGGCGGAAGTGGGGACTATTTCCCCATGACGCGGTCTACCTCGGCTTTGTGCTTTGCGTAGAATGCATCAAACTGTTCGTCGCTCATGGCGATCAATGATTCTGCGGTGATCTCCAAGGCGTCCGCTCCACCAGCGCTGGAAAGCGACATGGCGGCGTTCTGGGCCTTTTTGAGATCTTCGATTGTCTTGGCGCCCGACTGGGCCTTCGTTGTGGCTGTGTCGGCTCCCTTGGCGTTTTGGCTTGAGGTTTCCGACTGAGCGGCCGCATCGGTTTTTGTTTCGGAGTTCTGTTGTTCCGATGTCGAACCCGGCTGGAACCCACGTTCTCGGGCAAGTTCATACAGGATCTCGGACGGGCTCTCGCCATTCGCGATCGCTGTTCTAACGATCGACATCTCGTCTTCATTTATTTTGGCAACCTGTTCCTTCGGATCCGTGTAGCCCAATCTCTTGAGTTCGTTGGTCCGAGACGCAACCAGGAACGTGTAGGCCTGCGCGAATTCGGGGGTTTCGCCCGAAAATGTTTGGGCGTCCTGCTGGAACGCTCGAACGATCTCGGTCTTCTCTGTGGCGGTTGCTGTTTGGCGTTGGCCTTCTGCGACCGTATCGGCGGTTTGCTTATTGGCCGCTTCCAATCGTTCGATCCTTCGGCCCTGCCATTTCGCATACCCGAAAATATCCTCTTCGGCGTCCGGCATCGGGTCTTCGTCGGCACTCTCGGTGGCCTCGTCGCCGTCGCCCTTGGACTGACCTGCTTTGCCCAGGTCTTGCAGAGCGTCGATCCTGCCTTCAAGTCGGGAAAACTTGTCCCGCCATTCAGCCAGTTCCTTCTTGGTCGTTTTGTGCCCTTCGCGTTCTTTGTGCAAAGCGCGGTGGTCGACCATCTTTGGCTTGCCGTCCGCATCGACGTCGTCATCGTCGCCCTGGCCGTCGGCGTTCTCCTGATCACCTTCGGCACCCTGCTCGTTCAGTAACCCGGTTTCGGCCTCGGTCGAGGTTTCGGTTTCGGTTTGGGTCGTGCCATCGCCTGGCTCCTCAAGGGTTTCGCCTCGCTTATCGGCCTCCAGAAGTTGCATTTCGTCAGCGGTCAATTCATCCGAACTGCCTCGCAGAAATTCCGGCATATCCGGATCCTGGTCCATGCCAGTGATCAGATCGAAGTCTTCGCGGTTGAGGGTGTCGCCACCTTTGTCGACCATTATTTGCCCACCTTCTTCAGTGCTTGCTGCTGTTCTTTGGCGCATTCCATCGCCCGTTTCAGGCGAGCGGGTTCGGATTTGATCTTCTCGGCATCGATGAGTGTGCGAACATCGCTCTCAGCTTGCCATTTGAGATCCTCGGCGGACATCTTCGCCGCTCGGTTTAAGGGTGCCATGGTGTCCTCGTTTCGTGGTTATGCGGCTTGGGCACCGCCGGCTTCACCCACCATACGCAGGAGGTCCTGCACCTTCGGATCGATGACCGTGCCCATCTGTTCAGTCTCTGCGACCGTCTTGGCCGCCTCGGCAGTGAGTTTCTGTGCTGATGCCTGATCCTTGGCAGTCGATGCCTTGTCCTTTTCCAGCGCCGTGACGATCTGCTGTGTGATCATCTTGCGTTGCTGTTCGGCTTGCGGATCTTCCCCACCTTCCGTAACCATGGCTTCGATCTCAGCCAGAAGGCTTGCCGGCAGTGGCGAATATTTCAGGACCAGCATCAGGATTTCAGGTGTGATGAATTCCTTTATCAGCGGTAGGATGGAAGTCAGGATTGCCCATGTTTCCGCCTTCTGATTGATGCCGGACGTGGATTCGTCGATCACCACATCGTAGCGGCCGAGTGTCTTGTCTTTGACCAGAGGAACCGATTTGGCGCCCATCGGCCCAACCACCCGGACCAAACGGCCATCTGACATGTAATTCTGGATGAAATGCAGACGGATCCTGCCAACACCTTTCCGGAACCGCCTCAGATTGTTGAACAGGGTCGCCAGGATTGTCACGGCAGCCTGTTTGCGCTGAGCCTCGAGAATGCCGGGCTGGTTCCGGTCGACCATACCGAGGAATTCCAGGTTGATCCCGACAACGTCCAGCACGGCGCTGGATGCGACTTGCGAAAGCTGGAAATACCCGACTGGGAATTGGCCCGCGGTTTTCTCCTTGATCTTGTTTTCCTGCAGCGCCTTTTTCTTTAACCATGTGATGGCATCAGGCTGCGCCCAGCTATCTTCTGCTTGGCGCTGATCCTCGAAAGCATCCTCCTCGGCCATGAGCCCGCCCTTGGCGGTCGTGTCCAGAATGTGCAGGGTGTTCGACAGCCATTTGTTGGAGAACTTCTGCGGATCCTTCATGACCTGGACCAGGCCAAACCATTTCTTGGCGTTGCGATCGCGTTCGCCGGTGATGCAGGTGTAAGTAAAGCTGTTGCCGGCCGGTGACTCGTGCTGCTCCAGAATGCCGGTCGCGCCCAGAAACGCCCGGTGAAAGACCTTTCGCTGCAGGCGAATGGACTCGAATGCAAACCCGATATCTTTTGCCCGGGTCTTGAACGTCTGAAACTTCGAAGCGTCCATCTCGATCGGCTCGCCACCAGCCGCAACAAGATAATAAGGTTCGTGCTCCCACCACTGAGTCTCGACCAGAGTGATTTTCTTTTCTTCGCCGAAACCCGGCCCCTCAGACAATCCGGACCGGTGCTCGCGGCGTTCCTCGATCGGGACTGGATCCTGCCCGTCGCTTTCCCCGATCACCCAGCTTGCGTCGAGTTCAATGTCATGCTTACCCGGGAACATCTGCCGCGCTTTGGTGACTTTCACATCACGGCGAATTCGGTGGATGCGTTCGGCGTCAACAATGTTCTTGCGCTTCGCCGAGGAATCCCAAGCCATTTCCAGCGGATCAGTGCGGACCTCCTGATACTTGCCTTCCCGGTCCTCATCGTAGCTCAGGAAATGTTCCGTCCAACCCATGCCGCAGATGGTGGTGTCTTCGAACGCGTCTGACTCCTCATCCTCTGCATCGCAAATATCGCCCATCCATTTGGACGCGGCGTTCAGAACCTCATTGGCGGCCGTGTCCTCCACACCCCGCGGAAAGAACTTCTGCACATGGCGGTTGTTGATCTCATGCCCGGCAACGGCTTTGATGACGGACAGGATGCGGTTGAAGATGATCGGCACCTTGCCGGAATCCGAAATGTCGCCTTCCTCTGCCTTTGACCATTGTTTGCCCGCGAACATGTCGTAATTTTCTCGCGCCTCCCTGCGCCATTCTGCCGAGTTCCTAAGGTCGGTGATCACGTCCCGTTTGAGGCGCCGGAACAACGCCCTTTTGGAGTTTCCAGCCTCCCGGCTGTCCGGGTCCGGCGCCATACCGGTCAAACCCTCGTCGGCATGCGTAAGCAGCGGATCCGCCACGCCGATCAGCCTTCGATTTCCAGGGTGACGGTGAACACCTCACCGGAGGCTGGGACGTAGGCCGCTTCCGCTTCCAGGAGGCCGTAGATCTTCCGGCCGCTCTCCAGGTCGAAATTGATTTCAGGATTGACCGCGGCGAAGTCGATCAGGTCACTGGTGCCGGCAAACGCACCAGACGTCATGTCGATCGCCACCGCGCTCAGATAGGCGGCCGCTGTCGACACGGCCAAGGCGCCATTGTCGCCGTTCGTCACAGTCGGCGCTGCCGTGAACAGGTGCAGCGTGAATGAAGCGTTGGTCGTCGTCGCGTCGTTCTTATGCAACCGGGCTCGCCGGGCTTTCCCCCGCCCATGGCTCAACTTCGACACCATGAACTCCATGGGCACGACTTCGCCGGACGTCGCAGAATTGGCGACCAGGTCACCAGCGCCATAGGCTGTCGTGTTCGCAGGCCTCGTGAATGAGGCCGACGGTGTAATCGTCATCTCGTACATGGCTGTTTCAACCTTACGTGGGTCTAGGCCGGGTGTGGCGGGGCACCCCTGGCGCCTAAGAATAATTTGTGGTTGTTGTCAGGCCGCCCAGGCGGACCGCCTCGGCTTCGACCTGTGCTGGCCGCGACTAGTCACCGGGACCGGCTCGGGGATCGTGATCGGCAGATCGTGCATGCGTGCCAGGCTATCCAGAAGGTCATCGAACTGGCTCACCGGGAACATCGTGTATTGGTCATGCACAAACTTGTGGATGATATCGATCGTCAGGCCTTCGTGGTTCTTCCTGATGATCCCGCATTCGGGCAGGAAGATCCGGCCATCCTCGAATTTGGGAACAAGCCGCCGGATCCTGTCATGCTTGTGCATGCCGCCGCCGACTTCCGTGATGTCGAACCTGTAATTGTCCTCGCCCTGGACGTACTCGATATGCTCGATGTCGCTGTCTTTGCCGTATCGCTCGTAGCCTACTTCCTTGATCGGCCCGAAATGGCGCCACTTGCGGTGCAGGCCCATCAAGGCCTTTGCGCGCTCTGTCAGGTTCAGGCGATCGTGGATCACGTCGCAGATGTACCAGTTGCCATCGCCACCGACGCCGACGACCCACATGGCCGTCCAGTCGCTGTCCTTCTTTTTCTTGCTGGCCGGATCGACCACAATGTAGAAATTCAGACCGGCGAAACTCTCGCAAGGCCAGTATTTCAGCCATTCCTTGCGGAACCCCTGAGTCTTGTCCGCTGTTGGATCCAGCAGCATCTGGGCGCCAAATGTATAGACGCCCTGCTTTCTCCGTTTTTCCGCCAGTGTTTCCGGCTTCATGAGCACCGACTTCGACCAGTCCTCCGATCCGTCCGATGTGCAAGCATGCACGCGGCTGGGGACGCCCCGTTCCATCATCGTGTAGTAAGTGTCGAATGCCGCGTATCGGGTGCCGGCGTACCTGGAAACACCGCCTTCCGTGCCCAGGTTTGTGGACAGTTCCCATGCCTCGGTCGTCTTCTTGATCATTTCCGAGGTGACCGATTCCTTGGTCACGATGTCGTCGTAGCACAGCACCTGGAAGTGCTTTGATGTGGGCTGCGCGTCTACCAGGCCCCAAGCTTCTATTGTCGCTTCTTTCGGGTTGCCCTTCCGTTTGAAGACAAGGCCCTCGTCCTCGGACCATTTCGGGCTTTCTGACTTCGGATAGGCCCAGACCACATCCGGGAACAAATCCTTCAGTGTCTGGTTCTGTTCGCACTCGTTTTTGATCTGGCGCAGGAAAGCCTTCGCGATCGGCCGTGTGTGGCTGAATATGCCGATCGTGACTTCCTGGCCGTTGTATCGCGGTTCTGGGTCCTCTCCGTGGCTGGCCAGAATATCCTGCAGGTTCATTCCGAAGGTGATGATGCTGGACTTAAAATGTTCACGCGCCCATAGGTCAAGAAACCCGTTCGGCGCGGCTTCAACTTCACGGCACCGGTCGAATAGCCAGTCGCGATTGACATCCTTTCGGCCGCAAACGGCCACCATGAGATAGAACAGATCGTTTCGCGCAAGCCACCGCTTTGCTTGCTGAACGTGCTCCTCGCCCTTCTCTGCCGCCCCTGTCAGGAATTTCCGATAGAATTCAATTGAGGCGTTGCGCGTCGTCGGGAGCTTTGATCTGTCCATGTGTCTCCTCGAACAACTCCGATAGCTCGTCCCTCACCTGGACGACGACGGTGCGGTGATCCTCGTTGATCACGGTCGTATTGTTGATCTGCACTGCCGGCCCGTCGCGGCGAACCAGTCCAAAGTGCCTGGCCAGCGTTTCCACCGCCGCGGTTTTGCTCCACAGCTTCACCTTGTAGGTAAGCTCGACTTTTGGCGTTCCATCCTCGTTTTTCAGATTGGTTGGGCGCTCGACCACTTCGACTGATGAGACAGCCGCGGCAAAAGCATCCGGCCAATCTTTAGGCGGCCTGATCTGCCCGTGCTCGTCGAACACCTGGCGCACATCTGACAGGCCGATGTTGCCCAGTTCCTCGAGTACACGGCGCGCGGAAAGTTCGGTTCGATCAAGCTGTTTGCCCTGATGATCCGCTATTACCGCCGCTATGTGAGGTTTGGTCAGGTTCTCAAACCCAATCTCTTTTGCGGTTTTTTTGCTGTATCCGGCTCGTATCGCGGCCTGTGTGGCGTTCAGATCGATCAGGTACTCCTGGACGAAACGATCCTGTTTCGGCGTCAGTTTGTCGGCGGGCATGCCAGATTACGCCGCCTCTGCTTGGTCTGCCTTGAAATGGCATTTGAGGCGTGCCGGAAATGTGCCGGCATTGAACCTGGTTTCACACACGTGAAGCTGTAGCCACGGGAGGATATGCGGCACCTCTCCGCAGTCCAGGAAGCTTGGATCGGGTGTCCAATTGTAATCGCCGGTTTCTTCGTCACGCGTGAGATGAACACGGAGCCGGCTGGAGAAGCTTGATGCCTCTGCTACGTCCGCCGGCACCCGAATTTTCAGGAAGCTGCTCAGATAGGCAATGTCGTCATATTCGAGTTGGTTCACTTGACCATCGAAACGCCAGCCGTTGCGCTGTTTGGTAAATTGACGTTTCAGCCGCGGCGGGAATTCCCGATCGTCCATCTGTGTGCCTGATATCCGAATGCTCAACATGCAGAACAGGTGCAGGAGGTCGTCCCGGTCAAGAAACTGCCAGCGTGGAGCCCAGCGATAGATCATGATCAGGCCTCAATCAGGCTGAGTTGCCAGCCGGCGTTGAACAGGATGATCGCCTCACCGGTTATGGCGGGGCTATCAGAGTCAGCAACCGCCGAACTGGCCTCATTGATGACGGCGTACCGGACCTTGCCACCGTCGGCGACCTGAATACGGGCGATCTGGGTGTTGGCCGGCGCCGCGGTCGTTGTGGTCTGGCTTGTACTGATCGAATTGGCTCCACCACTAATCGGTGGTTCAAGCAGCGCGACCACGGAATCAGATGAGAACTGACGGCTTACGAATTTTGGCAGTTGGGCCAGGCCACGGTAGTGGTGGACGTGAACGGTTGTTGGCATGTCAGGGGCCTACTCTTTCGGTCACGCGCGCAGATCAGGCGGCACGGACATGGTGTTCGATAGGTTTGACGGTCACCTGGAAATGTTCCCCGTTCAAAACAAAATTCAG